TCAGAAAACATCCTCAGATAAAAGTGTCACCAAATCAACCAAAATCTAATCAAGATCAAAATGTAAGTTCTAAAGCATCATATGAACAAACAGGAGTACAGGTTGCAATGGTAGAAAAAGCCGTTCCTGTTCCTGTTGGAGGAGGACCTGGCAATGGAGGTGGAGGTTTCACAGGTGGTTCTAGTGGTGATGTAAATAATACATTAGAAAACTTAGTGTTAACAACACACTATAGAGAGGCATAATGGGAAATCCACCATATAAAGAGTCTATCAGACCTGGAGATATAAAAGTATTTAAGATTAGTGGTTCTAATGGTGAATCCGTTGACATTAGTGGATCTATTGGAGAGTTTTTTTATTATGAAAGTATCCTCTCAAATACTGTAACTGCTACTGTTGCATTTATTGATACAGGATTTGAGAAGGAAGGAAATAGTAGAATCAAAACCACTGGTATTGTTGATAGTCTTGAATTAGTTGGTGGTGAAAAGGTTGAGTTTGAAATAGTTGATAGTAATGATATGTCTAGTGAGTCTGAAGGAACGATAGACTCTAAGATTGGTGATTCAGATACAATGTTTATCAAAACTATCCGAAATGTTAGTACCTCAACTACAAAGAAGGTTTTTATTCTGGATTTAGTATCTAAAGAATATTGGACCAATGAAACGAGAAGAGTTACCAAGAGATATGATGGTAACCCAGGGGATCATGTTGAGGATATTCTTAAAAATATTTTGAAGGTTACAGTTGCAACTGATGATATTGAAAGAAGTAGTTACGATTATAACTTTATTGGTAATACAAAAAAACCACTTTATACTTGTACTTGGTTAGCATCTAAATGTTGTACATCAAAAACTTCATCTGATAATCCAAAGAAAGGAACACTTGAAGGTGTGAGTGCGGGTTTCTTCTTTTTCCAGACCAGAGATAGTTATCAATTTAAATCTATTGATACCTTAGCTGACCAACCAGTAAAACCAGGTAGAGATTTTATCTATAATAATACTGGTAAAGAACCAGTTGGTGGTATTGGTGGTAAGAGAGTGAATATTTTAGATTATTCTACTCAACAACAAACTAATATTGGAAAGGATTTGTCTTTAGGTGTTTATAATAACAAGACTATATTCTTTGATGTTTATAGAATGTACTCTCCACCTCCTACAAACTTTAGTTTCGATGAAGATAAGGCAGGGAAAGTAAAACTGTTGAATGAAAGGACTAACCAAGCACAGAAAGAAATTACAGAAACCCCATCCAGGTTGATGTTTAGTGTTCTTGATGTTGGAACTCTACCTAATGGTAATGTGTTGGTAGATGATAGAGAAAATCCGTCATTTACGACTAGATCTCCAGAATCAATGGTTCAATCGGTGATGAGATATAATGAATTGTTTAGAACCAAAATAAATATTATTATTCCTGCAGATTTTAGTATCAGGGCTGGTGATGTGGTACATTGTACGTTTGTTAATTTAAATACTGATGTTTCTGGTGGTAGTGAAACACTTTCTGGAAACTTTGTCGTTGCAAATGTGTGTCACAAAATTGATTCAGAACAAACACTATCAAGTCTTGACATTATTAGAGACAGTTTAGGGGACATTGATTAAATGTTAGATCAAAGTTTATACAACAAAAATTATCTAGGAAGAGACGGATTCTATTGGTGGATCGGTCAGATTCCTAATGAAGAAGTTTGGTGTGAGAATATTTCTGGTTTTCCTGCAAAAGAAAACACAGAATCTAAGGGATTTGGTGAGAGATATAAAGTTCGTATCATGGGTTCTCAGTTAGACTCATGGAATAGTGATGCATCAACAGAAGATCCTGATATCCCAGATAAAGATTTGCCATGGGCAATTGTAATGTATCCTGTGACTGCAGGTGGTGGTCCTGGTGCATCTTATCAGTCTGCCAACTTGACACAGGGAACATATGTATTTGGTTTCTATCTTGATGGTGAGGATGGACAACAACCTATTATTATGGGAACACTTGGTTACAATGATTTCAACCAAGTTAGTGCAAATTCTCCATCATTTTTCCCCACAACTGGATACACAGAAAGTGATAGAGAGTTTATCCCACCTTTCTCACTAAAAGAAGTAATGGGTGGTACATTTGCAGAGGGTTATGAGTACCTTGCATTTAATACAGCTAACTACTGGACAGAGACTGTAACTGGTAACAACACTCAAGGTGATCTAGCCAGTGGAGCAAGTGCGGGGGATGGTAAAAAGAAAGAACCTCTTCCACCATCACCTGACTGTAAGTCTCCTTTGAGTGCAATGCAGTTACAGTTGAAGAATACGATTCAAGAGGTTGAAAAAGCAAAAAAATCTGTATATGATTTTAGATTAAATCTCAATAAAGATATTGCAAAGTCACAAGAATGGATTGATGCTAAAATTATAGAAGGTGCCAAGATAGTTGCAGGTGCTATCAAGTGGTTGTTTACTGAGATTGAAAAGTTTGTCATTGCACAAGTTAATAATGCAGCGAAGAAGACTTATAATTTATTGATGCCCAATGAACAACCCCTAATGAAGGAGGGAATGGAGACTGCTAGTGATATTATTGCATGTCTTTTTAAAAAGATCATAGACAAACTCTTTGATATAGCTCTTGGTTTCCTTAAGGGAATGGTTGATAGAGTTGTTAATACTGCAGAGTGTCTTGTTAATAACTTTTTAGGTGGATTACTTGGTCAACTTGCTGGTTTGATTGATGGTGCTATTGGTCAAGCATTTGGTGCAGTTCAATCTATTATTAATGGTGTCGGTGGTATTGCTGATAGTGCCCTTGGACTTGCAAGTGATGGTCTTAAAATTATTTTAGATGTTCTCTCATTCTTGAATTGTGAGGAAAAACCAGAGTGTTCTAGTATTGATGAGTGGAGTCTATGGGATGGAGCATCTGGTGGATTAACTGGTAATTTTGATAGTTTGATTGATAATATCACTAATACTGCTGGTGCAATTACAAATGCTATAGATATTGATAATTTTGATTTCAACTTAGACTTTAATTCTCAGTTTGATCCTTCTTCTTGTAATACTGGACCGAGAACTTGTGGTCCACCAACTCTTGATATCTTTGGGTCAGGTGTAGGTGCAGCAGTTAATTTAGTTGTAGGTAACACTGGAGAAATTCTTGCAGCTGATATTGTTAATTCGGGTTATGGATACGTCGTAGGAAGTACCTATACAAAAGTTACGGATGATTGTGGTGTAGGACAAGGTGGTATAGTTTATCCTGAATTTGGTCCAGTTACAGATCCCAATGGTAATCCTAGTATTGGTATCACAGGTGTTGTGATAACTGCAACAGGTAAAGATTATCTACCATCTCCCAACGGTTCTACTGGTGGTGATGGTAGAGTTTGGGCAAATCCAGAAGATACTAATGTCACAAATGATGATGGGACTATTAGAGTTCCTATTCCACCAGAGAATCCTATTGGTGTAAGTCCTGGAGATGAAGTTACTACTCCACCAGGAACTGAAACGGAAACTGATAATGGTCAAAAAATTATTGGCGGAATACCAACAGTTATTGTAAATGAAGGTGTACTCACAACTCCTCCTCTTACTATTGTCCAACCTCTTCCCGAATATCCAACATTAGAAATTGGTTCTTATCCAGTTATTCTTTACCTTTGTGATGTGATTATTGAAAGTCCGGGTATTAATTATAAAGAAAGTGATGAAGTTGTTATTGAACCATCAATGGGAGCAACTGTAGAATTTAAACTTGGTGACTTTGGAAAGATTGTAGGAGTTAAAGTTACTAATGGTGGTGAAGGATTTACTGAAATGCCTAAGATTACAGTTAAGTCTCAATCAGGATTTAATAGTAGATTAATTCCAAAATTCTGTATAGATAGGATAGGTGAGAATGATCTGGAAAGAGATCCTGATTATCAAGATAAGATCATTTCTGTTATAGATTGTGTAGGTAAGTTTTAATGGCACAAATTAAAGATTGTCATGTTATTAGATATGGTAATAAACATGGAGAACTAAAATTTGGACACATCTGGCCAGATAATAATCAGTCTGCTGTCCTTCTAAGAAGTGGTAGGAATGATACCCATTACATCTCTTTAGAACAAAAAGGTGAACCACATAGAAAAAATGGTACAATATGTAGATCACCTGGCGCATTTCAGATAAAAGCTGGTGATCAGTGTACTACAAAAGATGAACCTGGTGTATTCATTGATGCTGTAAGTGGAGACATCAAACTTAATGCCCCTAAAGGTAATGTCGAAATCAGAGCCAGAAACATAAGAATCTATGCTACGGCGGATGGTAATGATAATGGTACTATTGAATTACAAGCCAATGAAAAGATTATTGGTAAGGCACAAACTATTGACATCAACTCCAAAGTATCTACAAAAATCTTTTCTGAGAAGTCTGTAGAGTGTTGTGGCAAAGCTGTGTTAAATATATACGGTGGAATGGTTGACTGTGCCGATGGTGCCACAGAGGTCAATGGTTCTAAAGGAGTACCATCAACCAACGAAATTAAAAACAGAGCATTTTAGTATAATGAAAGTACCTGATCTATTTGTAGGAAAAAGATTTTTCCTTGGTTTAGGAAATCCTGAACTTCTTGGTCGTGGACCTTTGGAGGTCCGGGGTTCGGGGTATGTTGAGGGTCCTACTATTAATGGTGATCCCAATGGTCAATTTGATCCAATCACTGCTGTAGCAGATGGATTGCCTGTAGGACCAACCAATGGTATTGCTAATGTAATGATTGGTCAGAATAAGAATATTGAGATGAAACCCATCCCATTCTATGCTCTGATGGTGAAAACATTTGCAAGAATTAAGAGTTTCCTGAAGGTTGATACTCTTTTGACTGTTAGGACAATTAAATCAAAGATTATCTACACTGAAGTTCTTCTTGCAAGATCAAAGAACTTTATGATACCCCATCCAGACGATCCTAATAAACAACTTGTTTATGCTTGTCTGGAAGGACCAGAACATTCTGTGTATGTAAGAGGACAGTTGAGGAATAAAGATACTATTATTTTGCCAGAGGTTTGGAGAAACCTTGTAGATGAAAGATCTATTACTGTTTCATTAACTCCAGTTGGAACTCATCAGGAGTTAATTGTAAAGAGAATTCAAGATAACCAGATCGTAGTAGGAACAAAACCAGGACTACCTATCAATTGTTATTATCATATATTTGCAGAAAGAAAGGATATTCCTAAATTAGTGACGGAGATTGAGTGATGCCCGGACCATTTCAGTTAAGAAATTATGCAACATTTACTGGACCTCTTCAGAAAGATGAATTAGCATACAGTTATGATCTCTCCGAAAAAGAGGGAATTTGGCATACTGACATTCCTGTTGACACATCATTTCCCAACTTTGATGTAGGAGTTCTTTTCTTTAGAGATCCGACTGATTATACACATTTTCATTTATATGGTCCTGCACCACAAATTGTTGTTCTTGAAAAACAAGCATATCAACCACTTCCAGGTTTATTTTTAGAAGTTCTGAATACTGTTGTAAACGGAAACATTATTGCGAATGGTAGTATTGTTTGTAATGACAATGTTATATGTAATGGGGTCACACTCATGAATGGTATTATCAACATGAAGTCCGTAGCACTTCTTTCTGGTATTGGTAACGTTAAAACATACATGATCGCCACTAGAGCAATTGCAAATGGTAAGAAATCTTTTGACATCCCTCACCCAACCAAAAAAGATCATAGACTGAGATATGTTTGTGTTGAGACACCAAAGGCAGATGTATATGTTAGGGGTAAATTGAATGGTAGTAATGTAATTGATCTTCCAGACTATTGGAAAGACTTGGTTGACCCTGACAGTATTGATGTTGTCTTGACACCTAGAGGATCCTTCCAGGAACTCTTTGTAGAAGATATTCAGTGGGGAACTAAGGTCATTGTCAAGAACAATGCTGGGGGTTCTATTAACTGTAGTTACGTTGTTTATGGTGAAAGAAAGGACGTATCTTCTAATATTTCTGAGTATCAGGGGTTGACAGAAGCAGACTATCCAGGAGATAATAGTGAATATATCGTCAATTCTGATTAATGAATAAAGTACATGAGATATTCCCTCTGGTAGTTTATCAAGATAGTATCGATTGTCATAAAGAATTTAAAAAAGAAAATTTAAACTTACTGAAAGAATATTGGTTCAATGGATATGAAAATGAAAGTCCAGAGTATTCTGGAAGAATCTTTCTACATAATGATCCACAATATAATATTTTCTTTGATGATCTGAAGAGATCAATTGACAATTACTTTTATCATCTCAATGTTGATTATTCAAAACTTAATTATCATGTAACAAAATCATGGGTTGGTTATCATACTAAGGAAATACCTGAACTCAATCCACACTATCACAATGAATCAAACATAAGTTTTGTCTACTATCTACAGTCATCTAAGGACTCAGATAAGTTCTGTGTGAGTCAGAACAATAATATCAATGAAAACACTGGAGGTTTATTTGAACCCTCAAACCAAAGGAATACTCTTCTAACTTACAACAAATATAATTGTAATTATTACACAATTACTCCACATGAGGGTACAGTTCTCCTATTTCCAAGTAATGTTATTCATCATACGATAAAGGGTGATGGTGAAGACGAAAGAATTGTAATCGCAGGTGATATTAGAATCACTCTAAAAGAAGAATGTAACAATCACCATCAAGCATCCACTCATCCAAATCAATGGAAACAGATCTAAATAACAAAATAGTAGTTTTATAAGATGTCTACATTATCCACAACTGGAAAATTCGTTACTGTTGGCCTTACTACACAAAAAGATGATAGACTTACAGAGAATGATGTATATAACAACCCTGTTGGAATTGCATCTACTGTAGTAGATAGGTATCAGGTAGTATCAAAAGAACTTGATACAGAAGTTCTTAGTAATGTTGAAGGAACTATTGATATTATTAATAATAAGAAAAGTCAACTTATTGGACTTGGAAATATTGCAGCAGGTCCTTTTAAACCTGGTGTATTTCCACCTATCTGTGGACTTTATTCAGATAAAGGTGATATTAATAACAATGTAAACTCTGGTAATGGAGAGGTCGAAGCGGTTGAAGGTGGAGGTATTGGTGGAGGAACTACAACACCTGCAGTTGCATACTCTGTTGTAAGAGGAGATTATGTAAGAATAGAGAGATATCCTAATTTAGAACAGAGAACCGCTCCAAATGACAATGCTCTTGAGAATATGAAGTTTCCCATTTTGAGTGGGGGCAATGCAGGTCAAGGAAAAGAAGATATTTATTTTATAAACTCTATGTATGAGGATACAGATGTTGGAGTTACATATTATGTGACTGATGATAAGGGTAGTTGGAACGTTGAAGGATTTGACGATACAGAAGGTGATATTTTAGGTGTATATTATCCAGTAGATCCTACTGGGGTTGCTAATACTACTATTAGTATTCCAGGTAAAGTGTCTTCTGGATTAGTTTTTTCTCCAGATAGTCTTTACAGTGGAATTTCTTCATTTTTTAATGGTGTTCAAACCGGTACTTGGACTACTGGACTCAGTACAAGTTCTGTTGAGTGGGATGTTCTTACTGGTCAATTGGAACCAATAGGAATTTCATTTATTATAAAGGGTACAGGTAAGTTGATTGTAGATGCTGCACAGGTATGTAGTGGTATTGCCGCATCTCAAACTTCATTACAGAATGAGATTGATACGTTAAGAACAAGTATAAATCCATATTTTGTTTCTGCCAATACGACAAAAATAACAAAACATGCTTCACAACTTAAATTATGGTCTGCAGAAAGAGTAAAGACTAGAAACCTTGAAGAAGCTACAGGCTTAAATAATTTTCAAAGAGATCTTGAAGTGGCAGTACCAACAGTTGAATCGATAGATCCTCAACTTCCAACCAATAGGGATACAGCAGATAATACTACAATTACCGCAGACAATACATTCATTACTGCAGATAGTCGGTAATAAATAACCTTACGGAGATCACTAATCATGACAAAACAAACAATTAATTTGGGTTCAACTCCTAATGATGGGACAGGGGATCCTCTGAGATCATCTTTTGATAAGACAAATGATAATTTTAACGAGATTTATACTACCTTTGGTGATGGAAGTACACTTGGTGGTATAGGTGTTTCTGTCGGTATTGCCAATTACGCAAACAATGCAGGTATTGCATCTCATGCACAAGGTATTATTGGAGCACCTGATATAAATGTTGGTATTGTTACTGCCAATGGATTTATAAGTGCAGCAGGTGTAACACCAGTTGAGATCACCCATACTGGAACTACATTAACCTTTACAGTGGTTGGTATTGGATCAACAAACCTGACACTCTCATAACTGTCATAAGATCATTGACAGGACATCCCACATAACCTATAGTACGAGAGTTCATACTAAAATCTATGGAATACGATAGAGAAGATTTCCTCGTCGAGAGTGAAGATGATGAGTATATTGTTAGTTGCGTTGTTGATCTAATGAGACGTACCTTCATTTTGTATTCTAATGAGGGTGATAGTAATACTGTCAATTGTGAAACTTCAGAGGAGTTCATGAATGTTATAGAAGTAATTAGAGCAGTATTACCAGAAAAAATTATTAAGTATATACAACCGTATGAATAAATATTCTTCTAATTTTTATCAAGAAATCCTCACATGTTATGAGTATGAGACCAAAAACACGTCAGTCTATGGAAATGTTATTCTCTGCGAAATGGAATCTTCCCAAGGCGGCAAACAATGCGGATCTAACTTACAAGGAGATGAAAATATGTTTTTCTGAATATGTCAATCTAAATCCTCCCACCTATAAGTGGGTAGAAAATAATCAATTGACCCTTGACATTTGAAGTTGTTCTGATAGGAACCTATATATTTTCAATTGTGAGAGTTGTCAATGAAATATAAGATTGATTCCAAATTTGTTTGGCTCAATGATAAGGCAACTTTGGTATTAATGTACTTTATACAAGGTATTCCATTTACTTTTGATGAATGTGAGGAAGAATATTATTTTGATTATGAAGTTGTTGATGAAGCAAACAATCAACCGGGATATACTATAGATAATGTATATCAAGCATCATACTATTTGATCGATGAAGAATGTCATCCTTTATTATTTGAGTTGGAATTAGAAAACCCTGAACTTTTACCTGTAGAATAATATGAAAATTAATCTCTGGTATTGTGATGATATGGAGCAATGGAGATGGACTTTAACTGGGAATGACACTAGCAAGACTGTTTGGCAAGAGTCAGGACAGAGATCAGATTTGAGAGAAGCGATGAATGATGTTGCAACTACAGTGGAATATTTACTTAGTAAAAATACTGTATAAAAAAAGAAATAAATAAGGTATAAGAAGACTTGTGCACAGGTTGAAGTAAAATGCCATTATCGCGTCTCGATAACTTTCTCAAGAATGTCCGTGGAAATATCCTTTATGTAGACCCTAATAGTTTAGATGCTACTGATAGCATTACTAACCAGGGTAATTCTCTTGCCAGACCTTTCAAAACTATTCAAAGAGCTCTAGTAGAATCTTCAAGATTCTCCTACCAGAAAGGTCTGGATAATGATAGATTTGAAAAGACAACTATTATGTTGGCTCCTGGTGAGCACTTTGTAGATAATAGACCTGGATGGATACCAGATGGGTCAAATAATTATAAATTACGAAATGGTCAAACAAGTACAGAATTTGAACAATTTGATATATATACCAATTTTGATGTAAATAGTCCTAATAACCAACTTTACAAATTGAATAGTATCTATGGTGGTGTCATCATCCCTAGAGGTACTTCTATTGTTGGTCAGGATCTTCGTAAGTGTAAAATCCGTCCTCTGTATGTTCCAAGTCCAGAGAATGATGATATTGAGAGATCTGCTGTTTTTAGAATAACTGGTGGTTGTTATTTAAACCAATTTACGGTCTTTGATGCTGATCCAAACGGTAATGCATATAAAGATTATACTGATAATACGTCTGTTCCTAATTTTTCACACCATAAACTGACTACTTTTGAGTATGCTGATGGTGTTAATAATGTAGAAATTGATGATGAGTTTATTAGTAACTATTCTACTAATAGAACTGATCTACAGATGTATTATGAAAAGATTGGTATTGCATATGGTCCATCTTCTGGTCGTGCAATCAATCCTGACTATCCAAGTTCTGGTGTTGATATTCAATCAAAGGTTGATGAGTATCGTATTGTTGGTCCAACTGGTGGAAGTGTAGGTGTAAGTAGTATTAGAGCAGGTGATGGTTCAACCGCATCTACAACAATTACTGTCACTCTGAGTGAAGGTATTAAGGGATTGAATGTTGACACTTACTTCCAAACCAATGGTGTCACTGATCAATCATATAACGGTACATTTGTTGCAACTCAAATTCTTGCTACAGATGGAGAAGGTAAGGCAACATCTTTCACATATGATACATCGACAGTTCCTTCAAATGCACTACCATCAGTAACAGGTGTATCAATCGAACTATCTAGTGATACAGTATCTGGTGCTTCTCCATATATCTTTAACTGTTCATTGAGATCAGTTTATGGTATGTGTGGTATGCATGCCGATGGGTCTAGGGCATCTGGATTCAAGTCAATGGTTGTTGCCCAGTTTACGGGTGTCAGTCTCCAGGTTGATGATAATGCATTCGTAAGATATAATGAGTCTAATGGTACATATGATGATTCATCGTCAGTAGATAATATTCACTCAGATTCTGAAGCAAAATATAAACCAGAATATTCTAATTACCATATTAAGGCATCCAACAACGCAATTATTCAGTTGGTGTCTATCTTTGCAATTGGTTTCTCAGAACACTTTACAACAGAATCTGGTGGTGATTTCTCAGTTACCAACTCTAATTCCAACTTTGGTCAGCTTTCTCTGAAATCTGGTGGTTATAAAGAAGAAGCATTTGGTGTTGATGACATTGGGTATATCAGTAACATTATTACACCAAAAAGAATTGATTCTACAAATATTAATCTTGAATATGATTCTATTGATGTTGTCAGAACTATTGGTATAGGGTCAACAAGTAGGCTTTATCTATACAATAAAAATAATCCAGATATCAAACCAAATTCTAAGATTCAGGGTTATAGGGTTGGTGCAAAGAGTGATGATAAACTTTATGTTATTATTCCTGATGGTAGTGAATCTAAGACATATGAATCAACAATTGTGATGCCAGATAATAACACTGGTTCAAGCAATGTGACCAGTGTTAAAGTTTCATCAGTTGGTAGTGCTGTAGGAACAGGTAATAGTATTGGTAGTAATATACTCACCTTCACTGAGGACCATAAATTCTTGAATGGTGAAAGCATCAGAATTCTGAGTGATAATTCAAGACTTCCTGATGGTCTTGAAAATAGTTACCTTTATTATGCAATAACAGATGGTCTAAATGCCAATCAAATTAAGATTGCACAGACTCAAAAAGATGCAGAGTTTGGAACAGAACGTACTATTAACAATCTTGGTGGTAATCTGACCGTTCAAAGTAGAGTTAGTGATAAAGTTTCTGGTAATATTGGTCACCCAATTCAGTTTGACTCTAGTGTCAATCAATGGTATGTGACCGTTGGATCTGCTGCAACTGAAAATACAATATATTCCAAATTGGTAAGTTTGGGAGCCACTACTCTTGGAGACACTACTTCCAGAACGTATATTACAAGAATTCCTGACAACAGATCATCTGATGATAGAATTTATAAGTACAGATATGTAATTCCTGGTTCATCAGGAATTGGAACTGCTAGAGTTCCTAAAGATAGTTTTATTCTTCAGGAATCTAATAATGTTATTGGTCAGACAGACACAGAAGTAGAACTACAATATAACCCAGGATCTGTTACTATGAGTAACAGTGGTCAATTGAGAAATCCTTCTTATATCTCTGATGTAAAATATGATAGTGGAATCGCATTCTATCTGACAGAAAGAAATCATCAACTTTCAATTGGATCTACAGTTGAAATTAACAATGTAACCAGCACAAACTTTACTGTAGGAACCGCACAATCTGGTTATAATGGTAAGTTTAAAGTTATTGGTATTCAAAGTGCAAGATCATTCTCTGTTGAAGGTGTTTCTACTGATCCTGGAACATTTACCAATAATACTTCCAACAGAAGCCCAAGTCTTCCTACTTTCAAACGTAAGAACTTCAATAATGATTATTTTGTTTATGATGTTGAACAGGTTGAAGAATATGTTCCTTCACAACAGGATGGTGTTTATTATCTGACTATTCTTAATACCTCAAACACTCCTCAGGTTGCACCATTTGATAATTCAAGTAAGTATAGTTTCAGACAACCTGTTGTCAACCTTTATCCACAACTTGATAGAGATAATCCAGAATCTGATCCAGAACCATCTGTAACCTATGCAAAACCAGATCGTATTGGTAGGACTGTTATTAGTGATCCAAAAAATAGTATCAGTAAAGAAACTCTTGATTTAATTACTAATGAAGTTAATTCTGGTATAGGTATAACCGATATCCAAACTTCAGAAGATGGATCAAACATTATAATCTTCACTGACCGTGATCATGGATTAAATCAACTCACCAACGTAAGTATTGCAAACTCTGGTGCTGGATATGGTAATGGTACTGGTGGAACAGAAAATCTCTATAATGCAGTTCTTTCTGGTTCACTATCTGGAACTGGTGCTCTGGCAAGAATCACTGTTGATTCTTCTGGTGGTGTTACTGATGTTCATATTATGAACAGTGGTAGTGGGTATGTTCCGACTCAAACATTGAATATTGTTGGAACTTCTCAGACCACTGGTTATTCACAAGCATCTGTCACTGTTGATAAAGTCTACAACAACATTAACGATACCATTCAAATTTCTGGTGTAGTTTCTGACAATTACGTTCAGTATAATCAACTCTATAGAATTTCTGAAATTATTAATAACAGTTCTATTAGAGCAATCCCAGTTGATACAATTACTTCTGGTATTAATACCACAGGAATTGGTTCTGTTACAACTATAGATTCATCATTCAGTCTTACAGGTCCAACTCTTGGTATTAGTACATTTGTATATGATAATACTAGTGGGTTGGCAACAGTCACCACAGCTCAAGGTCATGGTCTGAGAATTAATAACACTGTAAGAATTGGTGGGGTGGATTCGGAGTTCTTCAATAAAGAATTCCTTGTTAGTGATAATGTAGGAATTAATACTTTTACAATTAATGTTGGTGTTAACACTGTTAACCCAGGAACTGGTGGAACAATTCGTGCATACAAAACAAGTACCAGCTCACAGGGTGGAAATCTTACAATTGGTTCTGATGAACTATTTGGTGGAAGAGACATTAATTCTTATGCTGGTATTACAACAGTCATTTCGTCAGAAATTTCTAATACAACGACTGATGAGATTAATATTAGAAATGTCACAGATTTCAATTTCCAAATTGGTGATTATCTGAGAGTTGATGATGAAATTGTAAGAATTAAAACGACTGTAGGAACTAACCCTGTTAAGGTCTTCAGGGGCTTGATGGGTACCAGACCTACAACTCACTTAGATGAAAGTGTGATCAAGAAGGTCATTGTTACACCTGTTGAATTTAGAAGAAATTCAATCATCCGTGCTTCCGGTCATACTTTTGAATATCTTGGTTATGGTCCTGGTAATTACTCTACTTCACTACCAATTAAACAGAAGAAACAACTTTCTGTTGATGAGCAACTAAATTCCCAGGCACAATCTTCTGGTGGTGGTGTTGTTGTTTATACTGGTATGAATGATGCTGGTGACTTCTTCATCGGTAATAAGAGAATTTCTTCCAACACAGGTAAAGAAATTGTTTATGATACTCCTATTCAAACTGTAACTGGTGAAGACTTTGTTAATGGTGAAAATTCATCCTTCGGTATTGATGTCCTTGAGACCCAGGAAGTCATCGCTTCTAGAGCACTGAAAGTTAATGGTGGTCCTTCAAATAATATTCTTTCGGAGTTTGATGGACCAGTCGTATTCAATGAGAAACTAACTTCTACATCTAATAATGGTATTGAAGCTAATTCAATCTTCCTTCAGGGTGATGCCATTGTTTCTAGAAACTATACTGTAGGAATTGCAATTCCTACAGAAGCAGGAAATCCTGGTGATGTTGTTTATAATGCAAATCCAACAAAGGGTGGAACCATTGGTTGGACTTATACTGTAGAAAATGGTTGGTATGCTTTTGGTGGTGTTACCTCTGATGGTAATCAGTTTATCTTTGAAAAGGTTGGTATTGGAACAACAACTGCAGGAAATTGTACTCTGAAGGTTGGTTCTGGTACTTCAGAACTCTGTGTTAATGAGCATGGTGTTGGTATTGGTGGTAGCATGGCTACTGCGACAGATAAACTAGTAGTCAATGGTAGTGTTGTTGCAGTCGCATTCACAGGTGATGGTTCTGGTCTTACTAATCTCCTGAATGATAGTTTGTTCACAGGAGTTCAATCTGGTTTAGGAACTGGTATTCATCCAATTGGTGATTTGAACGTCGGTTTCGGTACTGACACATTTGATGACACCTACACACTTCATGTTGGTTCTCCTGGAACAGGTAAGACTGATCTTCTTATTAATAATCAATCTAGATTTATTGGAACTGCCGACTTCGCAGATGTCAATACATCTGGAACATTAATAGCAAGTGAAGTTGATATTAAAAGTGGAACGGTCCAGGCTGGTGTCATCACGGCAACCAGTGAACTGAGAGTTGGTACAGCTAACACTATATTCTCCGCTACTTCTGGTGTTGGTATCGGAACAGCAACTCCAAGAGATGACTTGGATGTTGAGGGTAGAGCAAGACTGAAGTCTTATTATGAAACTACTCAAACATTACTTTCCGCGTCAAATCGTGTTGAAATTGACATTGCGAAAGGTCAGTCTTTCACCCATACAACAACTGAAAGTGTTGATGATTTCAGAATTATCAATCCCCCATCAGGTGGAACCTTTGCTTTCACCTTGAAGATTATTCAAGGAACTACACCCAGAGGAGTTGGTATTGATACGTTTGTCAATAGTGGTGGTAGTACAGTCGATGTCTTCTGGCCTGCTGGTGTTACACCTGTTATTACTCAGACGGGTGGGGCTACTGATATCTACTCTTTCATGAGTTTCGATGGTGGTTCTACACTGTATGGTGGAGTTGTTGGTCAGAACTTCACCTAAATACCTTGAAGGAGAATTGTGAACAATGATACCCGCCTCTCTTAGACATTTCAGAACACCAAATACCAACTTATACTTGAATGGTCCGATTCTACAAATCGTTAAAAACCCTTCAAGTGTGACTGTTGATGGTGGTACGACTGTTGTTTTTAGTGGTTTTGCCACAGCAACATTTGAACAGAATCCAACGGCTATTTTGGATGGTGAGGTAACTTATAGATGGTATCATGTAGATACATCTACACCAGTACTAGAAGGAACAAAGTATGTTGGTACAGCAACTTCTCAATTAACTATTAATAATCCAGTATCACCAGATGATAATTTAGATAAATTTTATTTTGAATCAGGTTATACACCAAGTGCTGAACTTGATGGTTATCTGAACGATCCGACTTCGGGGAATGCAACAAATGAGTAGTATTCGGTCAGTTGAAGCACTTCTTACAGTACTTCCAGTTGTTACAATTACCTCTCAACCACAAAGTATAAGAACTGCGATAGATGTTGATACATCATTTACTATAGAAGCATCTACTACAGACACTAGATATATCATCCAATACTATTGGACAATTGATGATGTAATACAAAATAATTCAAATTCTAGAATTTTTACTATTTCAGGATCTGAGATAGGTGAAAAAAAGGTAAGAGCATATGCATATATTGACGTTACTTCAGAAAATGAGGGTAACATTGTTACTAATAGATCAATTAGTTCTTCTGATGAAGTAACCTGGAATATTGGTCCACCAAGAAGTATTATTAGATTTGAAGGATTTACACCAACAGGTGGATATAAGTATGTTGATGCCAACCTTGATGACGGTGATTTTACTCTTGATGACTCAATTTTTGATAGTACTTACAATATCGTAACTTATTACGCAAGAGAAAAGGATCTTGACCTTACAATGCATATGGATGGAGCCCCTGGTGAGACAGATCCTCCTAATGCTCAAAATCCTGGAGAAGGTGGAAGATCCTCAGTTACACTTAATCATACACAAAATATTGAACATACGGTCTTAGGAACTACCAACAACTCTGCAGTATTTCTTTATAGAGGATCAAATTTATTATTGGTTGTAGGACAAGGTGGTTCTGGTAATGGTGGTGATGGTGGTGGTGTTAATGTTGCTGGTGCTAATGGTTATAATAATGTTGCTGATGGTGGTCAATTAATCCCTATAGGTAGTTTAAATTTAAATGGTGAGTTTGGATCTAATTTAACCAATGTAACCCTACAATCAGGGGATACGTTAGCAAACCCACCTCAAGGCGGAAGAACTATTTCTTGTTCCAAGGGTTCTTATTGGACTGGATTGGGTATATCACCTTGTGAGGATAATTCTACAAGTCGAATTAAATTCCGAATTGCAGATGGAACGGAAGTTATTTTAAGTGATAATATTATCAGAGGATTTAAATCAGGATATACAATCACCAGTACAGAAGGTAGAGCAGAAAACTCAACAACTGGTGTAGGTGGTAGAGGTGCAACTGGTGGATCTGGTACATCACTAACTGGATATGGAGGTGGAGGAGGATCAGGTTATAGTGATGGTACTGCAACAATTTTTATTACTCAACTTGGCGGAGTTCCTGTAGGTGAGAAGGCAAAAATTAAATTTAGTCTTGTACCACCACCACCACAAACTAAGACCGGAACAGTTACTCATGGATTTAATAATAGTACTAATACGGATATATTCTTGAGTTTTGATGGTGCTATCGTAGATTGTGAACCACAAAACCGTGGTTCAGCAGATAGACAGGGAGGTACGGGGGAACATCTTAAGTATTATATCCTTACTATGAATAGTAATTATACCAATCTTTCTGTTGAGATGCTTCAGGATGCCACAGCTGGTGGTGGTCCTGGTATGGGTCTACGGCCAACTAAGATTGAAAAGACTGATGATTATAGATGGAGTATTTGGTTCAATAAAGCAATTGGATTTAATAGCTTTGCTAGAAATTGGTCAGTAACGGGAAGTTAATAAATAATAAATAAATAGAGAGGTGGATAGTGAAACCTCTGAGGTATCAATGGCCGTTAACAAGAACTTTGTAGTCAAAAATGGTGTAGAGGTTTCTACAGATCTCATCTATGCCGATAATAGTATTGATAAGGTTGGTATTGGTACGACTACGCCAGGAGCCAAACTTGAAGTTATTGGAGATATTGTAGGTGTAGGACTTACTTTATCAGGATCAACTACTGGAACAGATGCCAATTATTCGGGTATTGTTACTGCGAGTAGTGGTTTAGAAGTTGGATCAGGTGGAACTTCCATTACTGTTGATGTAACCAACAACAGTGCAGGATTTAACACTACAACACCTGATACTAGGTACGTTTTAGATGTTCAAGCAGGTGCTGGTCAATCAGCAGCTAACTTTGGTGGTGGAGTTGATATTGAAGGTGACTTAAATGTTACTGGTTCCTTTTCTGGAACGATTAATACATTAAATAATCCAACAATTATTGGTGTAGTCACTGCAAATGATGCAGAGATTTACACACAGTTTAATATTATAAACAATAGTACATCTGCTTATCAATATCAGGCAACTGGTATTGGTTTCACACAGAATACTGATAACCCAATCCTTTATCTGATTAGGGGTAAGAAGTATCATTTCAATCTGAATGCAACGGCACACCCATTCTATATTAAAGCGCCTGAAGCAGGTATTCATTCAACTGGAACCACACTCCTCTATGATGATGGAGTTGAAGGACAAGGAACAGAAGTAGGTATTCTTACTTTCAAGGTTCCATATAATGGACCAAGTAATGTTTATTACCAGTGTTCTGTTCATACCGGCATGGGTAATACCATGTACCTGTTGGATGGAACTGGAATAGGTGGTGGTGGTGGTGGATCAACTGGAATTTCCAGTATCACTGTCATGGATGATGGTTCTGTAGTTGGTTTTACAACAATATTAAATGTTACTGGAGATGGGGTATCTGCCACTATTAACAGTAATAGAATTGATATCGATGTTCCTGGTACTGCAGATTGGGCTGGTATTGGTTCTCCTATCAAGTATACTGATGGATCTTTATCACCATTTACATATATTGATGAGGAATCCAGTGTTACTAGTAACATGGTTTTGGATACTACCAATACTGGTCCAGGAACATCATATGTTATTGTTGCCACACCGAAATTGGTTATTCAGTCGGGTGTTGGTGTAACACTTGGACTTGGTAAGACAATGATTGTTGATATATTAGATCTTAGTTCTTACAACTGATTCCTACCCCATAGCATAAAATAAGATGTCACAACTTAACGTAAACATAATTAAGAACAGGGTAGGAAATAATGGTCCTACTATCTCAGGAAATACCTCTATAAGTGGTATTTTAACAGCAATTAGTTATTATGGTGATGGTTCTAATCTGACTGGTATTGCCGTTACTGGTGGTGACAATATCTTTGACAATATTCTAGTTACCGGAATATCAACATTTCAAGGTGATGCCAATTTTGATGGAAATGTAACCATCGGTGGAACTCTTACCTATCAAGACGTTACAAATGTCGATGCTGTCGGCATGATTACGGCAAGAAAGGGTATTAATGTCCTGGCAGATGGTATTCAAGTCAATGCTGGTATTGTTACTTCAGCTAGTGGATTTGATGGTTCATTAACCGGTAACGTAATAGGTGATCTAACTGGTAATGTAACTGGTAATTTGATTGGTGGAACTATTGTTGGAACCAGTGCTTCTGTCAGTGGAATGACCACTGTAGGAAACCTGGATGGGGTGATATATAGTGGAGTATCTACTACATCTATTAATAAAGATGTAATAAATCGTGAGTTTTGTGAGGTTGTTGCAGCTGCAACATCAATCACATTACCCGCTTCACCAACAGTAGGTAATGAAGTTTATGTGGCAGTTGGTAACTTCACAGATACTATGGTTATTAGAAATTCTGAGAACATTATGAGTTTAGCAGAAGATATTATTTTAGATGTGGCATATAAAAATGTAAGATTTGTTTATGTTGATTCAAATGTTGGCTGGAGGATAAACTAAATGGCTGCTCAAAAACAATTTACTACTTCCGCAGGTAGTCATCTTAATAATAGGGAGATTTTTTACGGTCCAGCAACTCCTGGATCTACACCGTATACTTGGCCAGTCCCAAGTGGAACCACTGAAGTCCATGTTCATGTTTGGGGTGGCGGTGGACCTGGTCATTATCTGAGTTGGGCAGGAGCTGGTGGTGGAGGAGGTGGTTATGCCAGAGCACCATATACAGTTACTGATTCTGATACTTTAGCAATCACTGTTGGTGGTGCAGCTGCAACCTCATCGGTAACAATTCCAACGCAGTCTCCTACCGGATCTACTTCTCCTGTAAGTGCAACTGGTGGAAGTATTGGCAACGCTCCTTCTAATGGTGGTGTTGGTGGTAGTGGAGCGGTTACTTTAAATCCTACATTTCCACACTATTATTGTATGACTGCCAATGGTGGTTGTGGTGGATGGGGTACAGGTTTTCCTGTAACTCAGGGAGCCGGTGGTGCTGCTGGTTCTCCTTTAGGTACTGGTGGTGATGGTGGATGGGGTTGTAGTACCTTTGGAGGTGGAATCGGTCAAGCACCTGGTAACAATCGGCATAAACAGGAGTACCATTATTGTGTTGGCGGAACAGGTCCTTATACAACCGTTGGGACAATTTATGCTTGTCACGGTGGGAATTACTTGACAGGTAGAAAGAGTGGCTGTTACTACAACCCCGACAATTACAGTAATTATACCCCAAGTTCAGGATCTACTGGTGATTATTCAACTATCGTACTTGGATCAGTGGGTTGTAGTAACTTCATGGAAACTATTAAAACTTGTTGGCATTGTTGGAATCCAGCATCATATATACTCAGTACCTGTCCAGGTGGTTTTACTCGCACATATTCTGCACCTGAAGCTAATACAAGTAGGGGTAGTGAGTGGTTCTACGTAGAGGATATGGCAGGAGCAGGTGGTTATCAGTATACTACTCCTACCTCAGATATTATCCAGAGTGACGCAGGAGCAGGAGCAGGTGGTGGTCCTCAGGGACAGGCTGGTATATTAGGAGGTGGTAGCCAGTGTAATAATGTCAATTGGGCCCTACCAACTTCAGCGGGATATGGAGGTGGAGGTGGTAGTAATAATTCCGCACCAGCACCCCAGGGCCCCCATACCGGTGGTGCTGGCTTAGTTATTCTTTACTGGTAAAATAGGAGATTAAACAAATGTCAAATTATAGTCAATTTTTTCCTACTAGTAGTGGTGGTGGTGGCGGTGAAACTTCTACACCAGGTAACAGAGTAAATAGAAGAATTTTTTACGGTCCTCTCGACAGTCCTACTGCCGCTACTGTTAATTGGACAGTTCCTGATACTACTACTACAGTAGAAGTCCATACATGGGGTGGTGGTGGAGGTGGCTTTTGTGCCCCAAATCCTGCTGAAAATCATTGTTACGGTGGTGGAGGAGGTGGTGGTTACGCCCGTGCTGAATATGATGTAACTGGTGGTGATATTCTTGCTATTACCGCTGGTGGTATAACAGGAACCTCATCGGTAACAATTCCAACGCAGTCTCCTACTTCTCCTGTAAGTGCAACTGCTGGTTCTAATACTAGTACAGCCAGTGGCGCTGCTGGTGGTAGTGGAGCGGTTACTTTAAATCCTACATTTCCACATGTTGGTATTGTTACTGCCAATGGCGGTTCTGGTGGTGTTGGATCATGCCAGGACTCTGGACCAACCCCCTGGCCAGGTACGGCTACGTACTGGAAGATGTATATAGGTGGAGGCGGCGGTGCTGCTGGTTCTCCTTTAGGTCCTGGATGTTATGGTGCTTGTGCCTCCCAACCTTCGTGGACTGCTGGTGGTGGTGGTGGTATTGGTGGTCAGGCAAATTATGCTCATGGTGGAGGATCTAGGACATGTGCAAGAGTCAACGTTGCTGGCAGGGGTGGAACTACTAATGCAAATAGAATATATAGGGGTAATTCTGTATGTACTCGAGCTTATAGCTCAACCAGAGCCAATTGTAATGAAGATGTTTGGTGGAGAGTTGAAGATATTCAAGGGGAAGGTGGATTAGGAGCTGGATGCCAATCCTCCTTATGTCAGAATAATATGATTATGGCTGGAGGAAAGGGTGCTGGTGGTGGTGGAGCTGGAGTCATGTGGGGTTGCATGGGTGGTAACTATCAACAGTATCAACTTCTTGGCCAAGGTGGTAGAGGTGGTATCCTTGGTGGAGGTGGAGGCAATATCCTTTATTGCAATGATCCCGGTGGTACGTGTATTACGTGGGATTGTTGTGATGGTAAAGGTGGAGCCGCTGGTGGCAGTGGTGGTGGACAGACAGGAACACCTGGTATTGTGATCATTTACTGGTAAATTAAAAACAGGAGAATTAAAATGTCTAAATGGATTAGAGTAGAAAATAACGTGGCTCAAGAGATCATTACATATGATCCTAATGGTGTCATTAATGAGGCATTCTTACCTCGTTTCAAGGGTCCTTTCGCGGATAACTTCAAGGTAAATCTTGGTGATTTATATACCCAAGATTCAAATTCCTTTGTACCATTTCCTGCAGTACCAGAAGGACCACCTCCAGTAAAAGAAGAAGAATCAGCACCAATTTATATTACTCAAGAAGACTTCAGATCACAACTGACACTTTCTGAGAAACTTATTTGGGATAATCCATCCAATGCTACTACGGCTCAATCAAATGCTATTACTACCATAAGTAGCGATTTTCCACAACGTGTTGATGGTGATCAATTCCGTGAAGAGTTAGATCTTCTAGAATCTGTTGAAGTTATTGGTAACGGTAGGTCAACCACACTTCTAAAATACTTCTCCTCTATGTAATTCCTGGTTCATCTCTTTAATAAATAACTAAAAAGTAATAAGATGTCTAGATTAAGAGCAGACAATCTAACTAACAGGGCTGGAACTGGTGCACCATTGTTCGTTCAGGGAGCCGTAGTTACTGGTGTTTGTACTGCAACAAGTTTTGATGGTGATGTAACTGGAAATGTAACTGGAAATGTAACTGGTGATGTATCAGGCACTGCAGCTACAGTAACAGGTGCTACTCAAGCTTCAATCACCTCTGTAGGTACATTAACTGCTGTTTCTATTGACGGACCTTATAAACAAGCATTTGATGCACTTGCAGCTGATACTACACCAGTAATTGACTGCTCTTTAGGTAATTATTTTACACTTGATGCATCTAGCCCCCCATATCCAAGTGCTGGTTGGTCATTTACTAATGTACCTGCAAGTGTTGTCTATTCTTGTATTATCAAGGTAACTACTGGAGGAAGCACAACTATTAACTGGAATAATGTAAGTTCTGATACTGGCACTAGTAGTCCAAGTTACAGTAATAAAATCAAATGGAGTGGTGGTGCAGTTCCCGCATTTACTGCAGGAAAGCCTCTTTATATCATCCTAACTACTGATGACACAGGAGCTACATGGCAAGGAACATCACTGATTGACTTTGCGGTGGTATAAGTATGGATCCTAATACTTTAAATCTTCTGAAAGGCGCAGCAGGCGCAGGTGGACGTTACTGTGACTTAGCTGTAGGAACCAGTAGTTATGATCCTCGGATTAGTGTATATCCGTGGGGTCCAGGTTTCGGTACTAAATATGCAGATCCCGCTACTCCCGTTCCATCAAACGGCTTCGGGGTTGCCTTTAGTCCTGACGGAGCAGACATTGCAGTATCACACAATACTGCTGCTGAGGCTTACATTAGTGTATATTCATGGGATGCAGGTTTTGGTACTAGATATGCAGATCCCTCAACCGCACCGACAGGTACTGGCTGGAGTTGTGCCTTTAGTCCTGACGGAGCATACATAGCTGTAGCACATGCTACTTCTCCTTACCTTACCGTCTATCCGTGGTCTTCAGGTTTTGGTACTAAATATGCAAATCCCTCAACTTTACCTCCAGGTACTGGCACGAAGGTTACCTTTAGTCCTAGTGGTGATGATATAGCAGTAACATGTACAATTACTCCTTACGTTGCCGTCTATCCTTGGAGTGGTTCAGGTTTCGGTACTAAATATGCTGATCCCGCTACTTTACCTCCAGCCGTTGGTCGCAGTGTTGAATTTAGTCCTGACGGAACAGATATAGCATTGGCAGGTGAAGGTTCTCCTTACGTTAGTGTATATCCTTGGAGTTCAGGTTTCGGTACTAAATATGCTGATCCCGCTACTTTACCTCCAAACCGTGGCATGGGGCTTTCCTTTAGTCCTGACGGAGCAACCTTAGCTGTAGCACATTATAATTCTCCTTGGATTAGTGTATATCCTTGGAGTTCAGGTTTCGGTACTAAATATGCTGATCCCTCAACTGCCGTTCCGTCTTACGGCTGGGATTGTGCCTTTAGTCCTGACGGAACAGACTTAGCCGTAGCACATACTGATTCTCCTTACCTTAGTGTATATTCTTGGAGTTCGGGTTTCGGTACTAAATATGCAGATCCCGCTACTTTACCGGCATATAAAGGCGATTCAATTTCCTTTAGTCCTCCGGTTTAATTTTATTACCATCTATTATGAACAAACTTCAAATTCTTCAAGCATCTTTTGAACCTCGCAATGATGAGATTCTAAATTACCAAATTAACATAGACAACTACACACGCGCTATTGATAAAATAAATACTCAATATGCAGATAATCCTGACTTAATTAAGTTCCGTGATAAGTTAGCCACTGAGGTTAAAAACCATAAAACTGAGCAATTAAAATCAATTATCATCCGTGATGTAATTGCAGACCAAATTAACGAACTGGAGACAACCTAATGTTTTACGCTAAACTTGACGTTGACAGCAAGCTTGAGCGTTACCCATACACACTAACTGACTTGCGACGTGACAATCCACAAACAAGTTTCCCTCGAACTATTACAGAAGAAATTGCTAGAGCGTTTAACTGTGTACCTGTAACACAGGTCGCCTACGTTGATAATTATACTAAAAACTACGAACGTTCAGCACGGAACAATGCTGGAACATGGGAAGAACAGTGGATTGAAAGTGACGCAACGGATGACCAGATTGCGGAACGAACCACTGCTATATCCAATGATGTTCGCAATGAGCGGAACCAAAAGCTAACTGACTGTGACTGGACACAGGCCAATGATTCACCAGTTAAAGCTGAATCAAAGTGGACAACATATAGGCAAGCACTAAGGGATGTACCAACACAATCTGGCTTCCCACATAATGTGACTTGGCCAACTAAACCTACCTAACTCCTACGGGTGGAATGGGTGCAGGTGGCCCCGGTATTATAATAGTCAGATATTCTAACTAAATAACTAAAAAGTAATAAGATGTCTAGAATAAGAGCAGATTATATAACTAATCTTGCAGGAACTGGTGCACCAGAATTCAGTAAGGGAGCAGTAATTAGTGGTGTTGTAACTGCAACAAGTTTTGCTGCAACAAACTTAGAGGTTTCTTCTGGTGGTGTTAGTGTTACTGGTGTTGTAACTGCCCCAAGTTTTAAAGGAACTTTAATTGGTGCATCTTCGGCTTCTTCTGCATTAATTGGATCTCCAGATACCACAGTTAATAATTTGATTGGTGTTGCTGCTACTTTTTCTGGCAATGTAAGTGTTGGTGGGACACTTACTTATGAAGATGTAACTAATGTTGATTCGGTTGGACTGATTACAGCAAGAAGTGGTCTTGATGTTGGTAGCACCACTACGGATGCACTTATTAAAGTATACGGAGGTAGTACTGATAATGTATTTGAGGCTCACCAAGAAGGAACAGGTGCTAAATTAACCATAACTGGTGGTGGAAACTTAACTAGTACCGGAATTATAGAAGACAGTAAGGGTGATGTAAGAGACATAACTTTGAGATCTGTAAGTGGATCTCAAGCAATACTTGTTCTCACTGATGCTGGTAAAGTTGTTGCAACTGACACAACTGGTTGGACTGTATCTGGCTTGTCATGGGCCGCAGGTGATACGGTCACTCTGCTTAATAATAGTGCTGGAGATTTGACAATTACTTGTAGTGCAGTAACAACATACCTAACTTCAGACGGTTCAACAGTTACATCTAAACTATTAGGAGCTAGAGGTATGGCAACATTGTACTTCACTGCTTCCAATGTTTGTTATCTCCAAGGAACATCATTATCTTAAGATATAGAGAGGGTATAAATCATGTCTATCCAACAAATGTTTTTAGGTGTAGGTGGTGGTGGTGATAGTATAGTTAATGGACTTGAAGTTATTTCTGGTAGTGAGACTTTTTATATATTTTTACAACCCGGATCTTTTTCAATCTCTGCAGCAAAAAATCCTGCTCATGTTTTAGTTGTTGGCGGTGGCGGCGGTGGCGGCGGCGGAATTTATCATGGTGCCGGTGGTGGTGCTGGTGGTGCTGTACATGCTCCCAATATAACTCTTCCTGCTGGAGACTATACCGTAACAGTTGGTACTGGTGGAGCTAGTAATGCCCGTAGCTACGGGGCCGGTGCTAGTGGTCTTGGCTCTAACCTTGAAGGTAGTCCATTGGGCCCCCTGTATGCTCAAGGTGGTGGTGGAGGTGCTGGATATAATTCAACCTCCCTACCTGGTGGTTCTGGTGGTGGTTCTGCAAGAGATAGTAATTATCCTACTGGGGCGGGTGCTCCTGGTACCCAGGGCCCTTACACCAGTACCTATAATTCACCATGGGGTGCTACAGGATATGGGAATCCTGGAGGTAATCAGGTTCCGGCAGGAGGTTATGGTTCTGGTGGCGGCGGCGGTGCAGGAGGAAGTGGATCATCACCTGGAAGTCCAACATCTGGTGGACCTGGAGGTCCTGGCATGGCATTCCCTTCTTTCCCTGGACCAACTTTAGGACCAGTTGTAGATCCCGTCATTCCAGGTTGGTCAGGTACTGTTGGTTCAGGATACTACGCTGGCGGTGGCGGTGGATCAAGTTATGGTGGCAGTGGCGGTGGTGGTTCACCAGGAGGTGGTGGAGCTTCTGGTTGGGGTGGAACACCAGGTAAAAATGGTACAGGCAGTGGAGGAGGAGCGTTTAATCCATCACATTACAACGGTTCTGGTGGTGCTGGTGGCCACGGTATTGTAATCCTTAGATTCCCAACATAAAGGATGATTGACATTTTATAATAACTTACATATAATGAACTGAAAGATATTATAGGTATATGGCATATCAGAGTACGTGGTATTATACGGACCTTCCTGAGAAGGTTGTAGATCTTATTGCAGAAGATCTAACAGAGAAGTTTGATCCTCAAATGACAGACTCCAGGTTACATGGAGATGCACTGAACAAAGATAAGAGAAATTCACAGAATGCATGGATTCCAACTGACCATTGGGTAGCAGGATTTATTTGGCATTATATTATGAGAGCTAATAGAGAGAACTTCCTTTATGATTTGAGGAATATTGATGGTGAGAGTATGCAATATACACGCTATGAAGAAGGGCAGTTTTATGATTGGCACAACGATTCTGGATTATCAACACAATATAAACCAGTATCAGTTGGTAATCGTGCAGATGGATTAACACAAGATTTTCTTAATGAAAATGTGGAATTGGTAAGGAAATTGTCTTTTGCTATGCAACTATCTGATCCTGATGATTATGAAGGTGGTAATGTTCAACTACTGGATGAACAAGGAAATATGTATTTTGCACCACGAAAAAGAGGTTCTATAATGTTATTTGATTCTCGTACACAACATAGAGTTCTTAAAGTTACTAAAGGAACACGTAAGTCTATCGTTGGATGGACTGTGGGACCTCGTTGGAAGTAAGAGGTTATTATGGTAGAACAAATGAATGAGCAGCAGTTGATGTTTCAGGAGAAATGTAACACTGGAACTGCATGGACACGTAATGAAAAGTTTGATAAGGATGGATATCTTGTAGTAAAAGATTTATGGGATCCTGAAGAACTTTATCATCCTGTTCCTGATATGAAGGGACAATTAAATTATTGGGATAAGAATCCTGAACATTTTAATCATGTAGAAGTAGAACAACAAGTAGAAGGATCACTTGCACGTTATTGGCACCCACAATATAGAACTATTCATACTGGTGTTCGTTTGAAGTTAGAAGAGATTTTGGGTAGGAAGCTTTATAATACCTATTATTATGATAGATATTATTTTCCTGGACAAGAACTAACTAAACATGCAGATAGAGATGCCTGTGAAATCTCTGTTAGTATTCATATCAGCACCAATCTTCCTGATGATGAGAAGGATTGGCCTTTTATGATTAAAACTCCTGATACTTATACAGATAAGAAGAAGACTGATGTATTAGTTCCAGGTGAAGAACGTTCTGCTGTTCTTAATCCTGGTGATGGGTTGATTTATAAAGGATGTGAGCGACCACATTGGCGTGAAGCAATGCCAACTCCAAGAGTGAGAAAGAGAGATAGGTTGTTAAGGAGATCACAACCAGAGTATTACTATCACCAAATCTTCTTCCATTATGTTCTTGCTGACGGTCAAAGAGCTCACTGTGCATGGGATAGAGCAAGATAAAAGTACTTAGATTATCAATTGACATAATGATCTTTTTGATGATACAATAAATATCAGTGTATGAATGGATTGTTTGAAAAATTATGGCTTTGCAAAGTGTGTATTATGACACTCTTCTCCCAGAAGATGTTATATCTTCTATGGAGAAAGACTTAGAAATATTTGATGATAATTTAGAAGATTCTAGAGTTGGTGGTGGAGACGGTGGTGTTGTAGAAGAAAATATTAGAGACGCTAAAAACACTTGGATTCCTGATACTCATTGGTCTGCTGGATTTATTTGGCATTATGTATTAAAAGCAAATAGAGAAAACTTTCTGTATGATATTGAAAATGTCCAGGGAAGTACAATGCAATATACTGTCTATGGTGAAGGACAGTTCTACAATTGGCATCAAGACTTAGGTATTTCTGGTTTATATAAACCTAATGTTCTTCCTGGTCAATGTGACCCACAGTCAAATGCACAAGACTTCATTAACAGAAATACGGAAATGATCCGTAAACTGTCATTCTCTCTTCAACTTTCTGATGGTGATGATTATGAGGGTGGACAGTTCCAACTTCTGGATGAAACTGGTAAGATTTATACCGCACCAAAGAAAAGAGGAACTCTAATTCTGTTTGATGCAAGAGCATCACACCGTGTTAGAAAAGTTAAGAACGGAACCCGCAAGTCTATTGTTGGTTGGATTGTTGGCCCTCGTTGGAAGTGAGGTAAATTATGTGGTTTTTTAATAGAAATAAAAAAGATCAACCTATATCTATAGACGGAGGTCGTGACGTTGACTGGGCCCTTCAAGAGAAGGTAATGTCTGGATCTTCTAAAACTAAGAATGAAGAGTTTGAAAGAAATGGATACCTAGTTGTAAGAAACATGTGGGATCCAAAAGACTTACAAGAAGAAATTGACTATAGTGAAGGTCATTTCTCTTATAATCAATTTGGAAAACTTCAACGTGGTGATGAAACTCAGGTTCCTGGTTCTAGGGCAAGACATTCATACCCACCTTACAAGTTCTATCATTCTCAAATGAGAAGAAAGATGGAAAAGATTATTGGTAATGAGTTGTTCAATACTTATTATTATGATAGAGTGTATTATGCAGGTCATGAACTTATAAAACATATGGATAGGGATGTCTGTGAAATCTCATTGACATATCAAATTGGAACTAACTGTAAGGAACCATGGCCTATTTGGATTAAAACTCCTGATACTTATGATGATGACAAAAACATCATCAAGAAAGGTAAAGAGGTGTTTATCAAATTAAATGATGGTGATGCTGTTATCTACAAAGGTTGTGAAAGACCTCATTGGAGAGAATCACTGAAGTCTAGGTATAATAAGATTCAAAGAGGCATCAAAAAACTTCTTAGGAAGAAAGATGATACATATCATCACCAAGTATTTTTTCATTATGTTTTGGCTGATGGAAAAAGATGTTCAGTTGCAGGACGAGGATAATAATTAACTGAGGTTATCATGATTACAATCGGAATTTATGGGGCATTTGATTGGGATGCTCATAAATCATTCAATGAAAATAATGAGTCCACATGGTGTCATGATTCTGGTGCAACTCTTTTTATTAATGGTAAACATATTTGTAGTATTTCAGAAGAAAGACTAACAAGACGGAAACATGATGGTAATTATCCCATCAATTCTATCGAATATTGTTTGTCTGTTGGAAATATCACTGCAGAAGATGTGGACCTTGTATGTGTCCCGTCAATGTGTGTCAATATCTTCTACAAGAAGTTGTATGGTGGTGTCATTGATAACATCATTAAAGAGAAGTTTCCTAATGCAGAGTTCAAACTGGTATCACACCACCTAAGTCATGCTGCAGCATCAGTATTCTCTTCTGACTTTAATGAAGGTTCATTCCTGACACTGGATGGTGCGGGTTCTATTGCATTTGGATATGACCTTCAGAGGACATTTCAAGCAGAAACTAATACTATTGGATACTTTAATAAAGAAAAAGGTATCTTCCGTATCTTCAATGGTATTCCTGGTTCTAATGATTTTGGTGGATACTATCACAACCTTTCTCATCACATCTATTGTGAAAAGATTGGACGACAGATTGATGGTTATGATGAGAAGTATCGTGAGACTTGGGATGGTAAGATTATGGGTCTCTCTGCCTATGGTAGTGACCTAGAGTTCAAAGATCATCACAGACAGTATCAAATGTCTAAGGATCTTTACTATGATAATGTTCCTTATGTCACCTGGACACAAGATTTCCAGAACTCTTTTAGGTTCACTAATGCTGATGAGAAGGCATATATCATTCAAAAGAACTTTGAACTCGCACTTCTTGATTATACAACAGATCTGAAGAATGAAGGATATCTTGAAGATAATGTATGTCTCTCTGGTGGTTCATTTTTGAATGTTCTAGGTAATAGTGTCCTGAAAGAATCAGGACTCTTTAATAACATTCATGTTCCACCTTGTCCCAATGATGTTGGTCTTCACTTTGGTGCAGCATGTTTTGGTCAGTTCAAAAAGAATGAACCCATTGAACTTCCTGAGAACATTGCACTTCTTGGTAAGGATTATACTGAAGAAGAGATTGAATCAGTTCTGAAAGAGAATGAAGTCAACTATGAAAGGTATGATGACTTTGAAGAACTATGTGAATTCACTGCACTTAAACTGAGTGGAGAAAGTATTGTAGCCTGGTTCCAAGGTCGTTCAGAGTTTGGTCCTAGGGCACTTGGTTCAAGGTCACTCCTGATGCATCCTGGTCCTGCTGAGAACAAGGATATCATCAACAGTCGTATCAAACACCGTGAATACTGGAGACCCTTTGCTGGTATTATCCTTGAAGAACACTTGACAGATTATTTCAATGAAGATTACAATTCTCCCTACATGTTATACTCTCTTACGGTCAAAGACGGTAGAGAGGAGGAACTTGGAGCAATTACTCACAAAGATGGTACATGCAGAATTCAAACAGTCAACAATAAAATGAATGAGAAGGTCACAACTCTTCTTAATAAGTTCAAAGAGGTTACAGGTATTCCTGCAATTCTAAATACCTCATTCAATGATAATGGTGAACCCATTGTCGAAAGTCCAGAAGATGCAGTTCGTTCATTTCAAAATATGGACATTGACTATCTTATAATCGGTAATTTCGTGGTTAGAAAATGAAGACTATTATTAATATCGACGGTGGTTTGGGTCGAGTTATCACTGCAATTCCTGCACTCCTTAAGTATGGTAAGAATCATCCTGAAGAAGACTGGTATGTGATGATTCCTGGTTGGGACTTTATGGTCTGGGGTATTGAAGAACTTCAACAGAGAACATTTAACCCTGAAACTAAGGGTATGTTTGAGAATTACTACTGGGATGCTGATAAAGTTATCGCGCCAGAACCATACAAACTCCCTGCATTCTATCGTAATGAAATTTCAATGATAGAAGCATTTGATGAGTTGATTAACGGAACCACTGATCACAGTGATCTTTCAGATATGAAACTGGAACTTACTATTGATGAGGTGTTGAATGCCAGAGGTTATATCAATCAGGCTATTCAAGGTGTCAATGGTAGTCCTACTGGATGTGAACCACAAAAACCAGTAGAAAATCATAAGAAAATTATTATATTCCAACCTTTTGGTAGTACTTCTCAACAATCAGAGATGGGTATCTATGATAAGAGCATGAGGTCTATTAATCATCACTTTGCAACAGAGATTGCGAAAGTGTTGTCGAAGGATTATATTGTCATCAACATGAATGGTCGTGATGGTTTCAGTCACTTTCCTGGTGTCATTAACTTTTCACAAGACCCTGACCTGAGAACCTGGGCTGCTATGATTCAAGAAGCAGACTACTTCGTTGGTTGTGATAGTTGTGGTCAACACATTGCAAAGGCAGTTGGAACTCCTGCTTCTGTTTTTGTTGGTGGAACACATGAGGTCAATATCTCATATCCTGATACTTTTCACATCATTAAGAACAATGCAAAGTATTATCCTAACCCCATGAGAGTTTCTATGATAAACTCTACTCTGGCTGATAAACTGAACCAAAAGCGTGGCGAATTCACTGAGGAAGAAATCAAGGTACATATTAAGGAAATTGTGAGAAAAATTGAGGGTAGAAAGACAACCAAGGTTGTAAAAGAAGTTAAAGAGAATACAGAAAAAGGTTTCGCATGAAGTCTCCATTAGTTCCTATTTCAATCGGAGAGTTGTTGGATAAGATAACAATTCTTCAAATTAAATCAGAACATACAGATAATGATTATATAAAGAAAGAACTCCAAGATCTGACACAAATTGCTCAAGATCTTGGAGTCTATAAGGATGAATATGTCAATGACTTACTTAAGGTTAATCGTAAGTTATGGGATGTTGAAGATATACTTCGTGAACATGAGAAGAATTGGGTGTTTGATGATGAATTTGTAAGATATGCTAGGAGTGTTTATATTACTAATGACAAGAGATCAAAAATAAAGAAAAGAATAAATGATGAAACATTGTCAGAATATTCGGAAGTAAAATTATATTGATAAATAAATAGAAAGACTAGTCAATACAATATGTCTAGGATAAGAGTTGATCAAATTACAAACAGTAGTGCTAAAGTAGTGTAATGTCACAATTAAATATCAACACTATTAAGAATAAGAAAGGTGACAATGGTCCCAATCTTGTAGGTCATACGACAGTTACAGGTGATTTGACTGTAACAGGAAGTATTATTGGTATTGCGAATACTGCAGATATTGTATCTGATACCATAATTAATGCAGGTATTGTCACATCGGGTGGATTTAGTGGTAATATAACTGGTGTTGCTGCTACCTTTACTGGTGATGTAAGTGTTGGTGGAATACTTACTTATGAAGATGTAACTAATGTAGATTCTATTGGTATTGTAACTGCCCGAACAGGTATTCATGTTCTTGCCGGTGGTATTGATGCTGTTGGTGTTGTAACTGCCACAAGTTTTGATGGTGATCTAACTGGTAACGTAATAGGTGGAACCATTGTTGGAACAAGTGCATCTATTAGTGGTATAACTACTACATCTAATTTGGTTGTTGGAAACACAGTTTGGACTGCTATCAGTACTACAAACACAAACAAAACTATTGTAAATCGAGAGTATTGTACTGTTGTTACTTCTACTGCATCAACCAATGCAAATATCACAGTCACACTTCCGCCATCACCTCAACCCGGTTGGGAAGTTGGAGTTGCAATCGCAGGAACATTCCTTGACACTGTTGTTGGTAGGAATAGTTCTAATATCATGGCACTCGCGGAAGATATGACACTAAATAGAGAATATATTGCGATTCAATTAGTGTACGTTGATTCAAATGTTGGCTGGAGGTTCTTTTAGATGTCAGTAATAACTCAATTTTTCCCATCTGGTGGAGGTGGTGGTGGAGGAAATGAAACTCCTACTGGAATTAAAATTCCAGCAGATGGTATACCTGTAGAAATTTTAGGTGTGTCAGGTGCTGGTGGTAAGGGATCAAACGCCAACTACTATGGTCTAGGTGGATCTGGTGCAGTTTTTCATGCCACTAACTACGCTGTTCAACCTGGTTGTACTGTTCCAATTACTATTGGTAATGGTGGAGATCCAGGTGGATGTCCTCTTGGTCAAGGAAGTATGGGAGGAACAACATCATTTAACTATCCTTTTTTACCACTTTCTGTATTAGGTGGTGGTGGAGGTGCAGAAGGTGGAACTCTTCCAAACCTTGGAATGAATGGTTGTCCTGGAGGTACTGGGGGCGGAGCAACTTGCAATTGGTCCAACAATGTTGGCAGCAGCAATGCAGGTGAGGGGATGTATTATAATAAAGTTAACGAATATAGTAGCACTTATCTTTGGACTTGCGAATGCACGTGCAAGTCCAGGTCATGGCAGTCCGTGGTGAAAGTGAGTGATGCAGAAATGGAAATAACCCCATGGGGTTGTAGAGGTGGATTCCCTGGAAGACCTGGCGAAAACGTGGCGTGCTATCCAGGTTATATGTGTCGCTATGGTTGTGGTGGTGGTGCACGTGAAAATGCATCTTGCTACGAGGGGATGTCAATCACCTGTATCAACGGACCTGTCCGGTGCTACTATACAGTACAAGCTAAATATTTTTGTTCTGCAATTAGTGGAACTATGACCACTTATACTGGGCCTGGCCAGTGGGGTTATGGTTCTGATACTGCAGGAACCGCAGGTGGTTTGATTATTAAATGGGCAGATGGGTTTGGTGCAGCAACAGGTTTCCCTGGTGGCCAGGATATTTCACCAGCTACTCCTGGTTATTATACTTATTGCTTCGCATCATCAGGTTCTATTGAATTACCATAAGGAGGAAAAATAAATGGCTAGTTTTGCACAATTAAATAACAACAATCATGTCATTAATGTAATTAAAATTGCTAATGATAATGACATTCTTGATTCTGAAGGAAATGAGAATGAAGCACTTGGTATTTCTAAGTGTAAATCACTTTTTGGGTTAGATACCAACTGGAAACAAACATGGTATGGTACTCCACCTAAATCACGTTTTAGAGGTGCTATTGTTGATGGAGAATACATTGCAGAATATGATGTTTTCACCAAGAGAAAACCTTATGATTCATGGACATTAAATACCACAACTTATGAGTGGGAAGCACCAATTTCTGAACCTACTCCTATTACCGCAACACCAGAAAGATGGGTTTGGCAAGAATCATCTTTATCTTGGGTAACAGAAGACATACCAAAACCTGAAACAATGGAAGGTGGTACTTGGATTTGGGATCCTACCACGTCTTCCTGGAAATGGAATCCAGATTCATCTGAATAAATAACTAAAAAGTAGTAAAAATGTCTGAGATTAATGTAAATATTATAAAGAATGAACTGGCTACTCATGGTCCTAATCTTGTAGGTCATAGTACTGTTACAGGTGATTTACATGTTACCGGATCATTAAATGCTGATATTGATCTAAATGTTAGTGGTGTTACTACATTTTCTGATAATGTGAGTGTTGGTGATAGTATTACACTATTTGCAAATACTGGTGTTGTAACTGCTGCCAAATTTCATGGTGATGGTTCTGAACTTGTTAATCTACCATCATCGGCCGGTCTTGGAACAGCATTAAGTGAGGATACTACAAGTCCTCTGAATAAAATTTATTATACTGACACAGTTCTTTCTATTGGTTCAACTATTACAGTTGATTCACCAGACAGTTCCAATGCTGCATATACTCAGTATCCTCAAATCGTTTTACAAAATGGTGCTGACCTGATTGTTGCTGCTGGTGATGATTTTATTCCAGACATTCTGGGTATCGGCACAACTGGCGGAGGAGGTGGACCTCTCACTGGTGATGGTGGTAGAGTTCGTGCAGACAACTTTGTAAATAGGGCAGGAACTGGTGCACCAAATGCAAGTCATGGATTGACTGTAACTGGTGTCCTAACTGCCACAAGTTTTGATGGTGATGTTATTGGTGGAACTATTGTTGGAACCAGTGCATCTATTAGTGGTATAACTACCACATCAAATTTAGTTGTTGAGAATTCTGCCTACACGGCGATTACTACAACATCCATAAATAAAACCATAGTAAACAGAGAGTTTTGTACTGTTGTTACATCTAGTGCTTCAACAGCACTTGGTCTTACAATAACTCTTCCGCCATCACCTCAACCAGGTTGGTTATGTGGAGTTGGTATTGGTGGAACATTCCTTGACACTGTTGTTGGTAGGAATAGTTCTAATATCATGAATTTAAGTGAAGACTTTAAGATTGATGTAAAACATATTAATGTTAGTTTTCTTTATGTTGACAACACTTACGGATGGAAGGTAGTTTAAGATGAGTACATTTCAACAGTTTTTTCCTGGTGGTGATAGTTCTTCTTCTGGAGGAGGAAGTGGAGTACCAGCAACCACAACAGTAGCTGAACTTCTTGTTGTTGGTGGTGGTTCTTCTGGTTCTATGGGATCGCAAGGTGGTGGGGCGATCTGCATGCAAAGCATGGGTAACATGGCTCCAGATGCTGGAGGAAATGGTGGTGGGGTACTAGTTTCATCAGGATGGAATTTTGAGCAAGGATGTACCTACACGGTAACAGTTGGGACTGGTGGAGCTGCTCAAGAAGCCTGTGGTCAAGTTCATGGAACAAACTCAAGTATTATTGGATACAATGCACCACCATGTGCATTGGTAGGACATGCTTCAAAAAGGATAGAATCTCTAAATCCGGTTTTTAATACCGGTTATGCCTGGAAGTTTCAGTGGCAAGATAAACATTGCTCTCCATACCATCAAATTGATCCACATACTTGTCATTATGGTACTTCCGTAGGTAAGAGTACCTTTATAAAGAGCAGTACTACTAGCGCGGATAAATGTGTTGTTTGTTCTGGGTCGGCAGGGGGAGCAGGAACTCCTGGATGTCCTATGAATGTAAGGACTTCTATGCAGTATGGCTCGCCTACATATTGTCAACATATCGTATCGGTCGATGTAAATTATGGTAGTGATGGAATAGAATCCAGTATTAGTGGATCACCTGTATTTTATGGTCCTGGTGGTGGAGGAATGAATCCTCGTTTGCAAGCAGGCGCTATCTCCCATATAGCTTGTCCGATAGGTTATAGTGTTAGTGGATTAGTACTAGAAGGAGGTATAGTCTCTTGTGGTAGTCCGGCTGACCAATACGAAATGAATAGACCTTCGGTATCACACTCAGGATGTACATACGTACAGCCCAACGCCAGTTTGCATTGTTGTGTCCTTGCTGCATCAGCTAACTATGGTGCTGGAGGAGGTGTTACTCGGCCCGCCCCAGGCGCTTTACCTACTGATATGAATGGTGGTTCTGGTGTTGTGTTTGTTAGATATCCAACGGATTACAGCGCAGCATCTAGTGTTTCTGGTAACACACCAACTCCTGCACAACCTGGGTATCACGTTTATCGCTTTAATGGCGATGGTTCAATCACATTTTAAGGAGGTATTATAATGGCACATTTCGCAAGACTAAATTCTGACAATAAAGTCACAAACGTGCATGTTGTGGATAACAACTGGGTTCTTGATGGTGATGGTAAGGAATCAGAAGCAGTAGGAATTAAATACCTTCAAGATCTTTATAAAACTACGGATTCTTTTGTTCAGTGTTCTATTAACGCAACCATAAGAAGTGTTTATCCTAAAGTAGGAGATACTTATGATGTCACTAATGATTGGTTTGAAAAACCCAAACCAGAAATTCATGATTCATGGGTTCAAAATTCTTCAACTGGTATATGGGAACCACCTTTTGCACCACCAGAAGTTACTTCTAAAAATGAATCTTGGTACTGGAACGAAGAAACTAAAAGTTATGTAGATTGTAACCCTGATAACAATCCATCACCAGAAGAATAAGCCAATCAATAAACTGTCTACTAAAACCTCCACAAGCTTGTGGAGGTTTTATAGTATCTGGAGATACACAGATTTCATGAGTTTATCAGGTAAAGAGAAGCTTCTATTCATCACCTCCTTCCTGATCTTTCTACAATGGGGTGTAC